CATCTTAAGTCCATTTTTTTCACAATACTCTTTTAAAAGTTTATGGGTTTGTGGTGTTATTTTCAAGTTTTTATCCCTTTTCATTTATTTTCTTTTTAATGGGGTAATTTTGATTTTATAGGGGTAAATTTGATTTATTTGTGTTAATAATAATATATTATTATACATTATATATGTGTATTATACCCTAAATTTTAGAATAATAAATAGTAAGTATGACAAAAGTATGAAAAAAGTCATACTAATTTTGTAATATACACTACAAAATAAAATTTTTCAAAAAAACTCGCATATTTATAAATAAAGAATTACATAATATAATATAAAAAAATAAAATTAAATGGCATCAACAGATAGAATATTTGTAAGTCCAGGTGTTTTTACATCAGAGAAGGATTTAACATTCGTAACTAGACAAGTAGGGGTAACTACATTAGGGTTATTAGGAGAAACACCTAAAGGTCCAGCTTTTGAACCAGTCTTTATTTCTAATTACGATGAGTTTATTAGTTATTTTGGTGGGTTAAACGCTGAAAAATTTAAAGGTAATGGGTTTCAAAAATATGAACTCAATTACATTGCAAAATCATTTTTGACACAAACAAACCAACTATGGGTGAGTAGGGTTTTAGGTTTGTCTGGATATGACGCAGGAAATGCGTGGTCAATAACATTGGATTCCGCTGAGGATCCTACAACCGTTGCTAGTACATTTACAGGTGATACAGGTGTTTTAAATTATACAGCATCTACAGGTGGCACACCAGTTATAATGGACTTCACTGATGATAATCTACAAGCATTATATGATGATGGTCAATTAACCTCAACATTCGCTAGTATAGGTTTAGCAACAACCGCAACTACATTTTCAATTACGGATCCAGTATACGTAAAAACTATGTGTAATTTTAGTGGTGCTACTTTTGACTTAGAAGTTACCGCCGCTGGAACATCAGGGACATTTGCAACAGGTACCACTTCAGGTAGTGTGGTAACATATACCGCTAGTTGTTTAACAGACATCGATGGTTCAGTTATTGCAACACTTAGATCGAGAGGAACTTATAACGGAGCTGAACAATTAGTGTTTGATATTACTGGTTCTACAGACGTTGCGATGTTTAACACCTCAAACCTTCCAAGTAACTCATTAGCGTCCTTCCAAATTACAGGTACTACTAGTGCTGGGTTATCTATTGATTATGACGTTTCAATGGATAAAACATCTAAAAATTACTTACCTAAAGTATTCGGTAGTTCGGTTCAAGATAAAGAGACTGAGTTATGGGTAGAAGAAATTTATGGTAATGTATTAGAAGACTTAATTACCAACGGAAAGGTAAGGGGATTAGATATTGATTTTGTTGAGATTGGTTCTGAGACTACAGATAGCTTAAATGATTATAAAGAAAAATGGTTATCGGCTTATTCACCTTGGGTTTTATCGGAACTTAAAGGTACAGGTGCAGGTTCCACATTACAAAGACTATTTAGGTTTATTACGATATCAGATGGTAATGCGGCTAACGAAGACGTTAAATTCTCAATTATAAACATTAGACCAGATAACAAAACTTTTGATTTAATGGTTAGAAACTTTAATGACACTGACGCTAATCCGTCAGTTGTAGAAAAATTCTCTAACTTATCTATGGATAGTACATCAAATGGTTACATAGCTAGAAAAATTGGTACTACTGATGGTGAATATCCGTTAAGAAGTAAATATATAATGGTGGAATTATATGATGAAAATGATCCAGATTTAAAGAACCATTTTCCAGCTGGATTCGAGGGTGTGTTAAATAGAACATATGTAGGTAGTAATCGTACCGCAATCGCACCAAAGATAGAATATAAAACTGCTTATTCTGAATTTACCACTTCTAAACTAAGAAAAACTTATTTAGGGTTAAATTCAACTATAGGTGTTGATCAAGACTTCTTCGACTATAAAGGTATAAAAGCAGTTAGTGTTGGTGTTACCGATGCTAACGGTAAAAACACATATAGTGGTAGAACAGATGGGTTCCATTTAGATGTGAACTCAACTAGCGGTGTTATTGATGCGGGTGTTAACACATACACACCATCATTACAAGTTGGTGTATCAGCATTTACTACAGACAGTGGTTTAGTCGGTGGACCATATGAAAAATTAGCAGCTAGGAAATTTACATTCACATCTTTCGGTGGATATGATGGGTGGGATGAATATAGAACACAAAGAACAAATGGTGATAATTATACCAAAACAGGTAGTAAAGGATCTACAGGATTTCAAAGTGGTTTGTTTGATACGTATGTTACTTCTGAGGGAGATGATGGTATCACTTCTGATTACTACGCATTCTTAGATGGTATTTATACATATAATAACCCAGAAGCGGTTAACATTAATGTATTCGCTTCACCAGGGTTAGATTTACAGAATCAAATTAGTTTAGTAGAGGGTGCTGTGGATATGGTTGAGGTTGATAGAGCGGATTCGCTTTATGTTATGACCACACCAGATGTTGATGCAGATAACGTACCATTAACAGTTGGTGAGGCGGTTGACTTAGTAGAAGATTCGGGAATCGATTCAAACTATTCAGCTACATACTGGCCATGGTTACAGATGAATGATACAGAAAATAACAGATACGTATGGTTACCACCTACTGTTGAAGTTATGAGAAACATTGCACTGACAGATAACGTAGCGTTCCCTTGGTTCGCAGCAGCTGGTTTAAATAGAGGAACAACAAACGCAGTTAAAGCGAGAGTGAAACTTAGATTGGATGATAGAGATACTTTATATGAAGGAAGAATTAACCCAATGGCTACATTCTCTGATGTTGGTGTTGTAATCTTTGGTAACAAAACGTTACAAGTTAAAGAAACAGCTCTTAACAGAATTAATGTTAGAAGATTGTTACTACAAGCTAGAAAACTTATATCAGCGGTCTCAATCAGATTGTTATTCGAACAAAATGATGAGGTTGTAAGAAATCAGTTCTTAAGTTTAGTTAATCCAATTTTGGATAACATTAGAAAGGAAAGAGGTTTAACAGACTTTAGGGTTACGTTGGATGATACTCCAGAATCAATTGATAGAAATGAGTTAAATGGTAGGGTATTTATCAAACCAACAAGATCGTTAGAATACATTAGTATCGAATTTAACATCACTAACACTGGAGCAAACTTTGATGATATATAAATTTAAAATGAATTTAAATGAAATTTACATATTTATATAAAAAAAGATAATAACGTAAATTACTATTAGTAGATAAAATTGATTATTGATATAAAATGAAAATGATATGAATTATAAAAAAAGAATTAACGAAACGAATTTTATGCGTAGAATGATGGGGCTACAACCCATTAATGAGAACGCACCAAAATCGTTAAATGAAAGTGTGGCTTTATCACCAATGCGTAAAAGAATTTCGGAAGTATTACCTTCTTACGATAATTGGGCAGCAAACTCAGACAAAGATACTATATATATTAAACGTGGTGATGAATTAATGTCCACAATAAAACCATCATCTGATGATAGATATTTTGAAATACGACCAACAAAAAACTGGGGTGGGGCACGAAACGCAGGTTCAGGACTGGTAATAATTAACGATGTACTTCCAAATGAAGAACAAACTATAAATTGGGTGTTTAAGAATTTTGGGAAAGCTGCACCAATAGAGAATTCTACGACACCATCTAATGATGATATGTCTGGACCTGTTGATCTACCATCACCTGATATGTCTGGTAATGATGATATGTCTGGTAATGATGATTCAAGTACCGAACCTAAAATTCAAGAGAAGTGGTGTAAAAGAAATTTAGACATTGATTGGTATTTCGATAAATTAAAAATGGGGAAAGGTTACCTTAAAAAAGGTGATTGTGGAGAAGCTGTTGAGGTAGCTCAAGATCATATGAATGAGTATGAAGGGTCTGAAGTTATCGATGTTGACGGTGCTTATGGTAACAACACTATTAAAGAAGTTAAAATAGTACAAGGTGAATTAGAACTTAAAGATGATGGGTATTATGGTAAAAAAACACATGATGCTTTAATTAGTGCAATTGGAGCAGGAAAAGGGTCACCCGATCAACCAGAAGATGATATTAACACTGAGATTGGACCTGAGATTGGACCTGAGATTGTACCTGATGTTGTACCTGATGTTAACACTGATGTTGAAGCAGATTTTGACCCTAATGAACCTCTACCAAATGTCTTCCCAAGTAGGAAAGAAGAAAAAGAAATTGAAAAACAACTTGATGCAGAATTCGAAAATAAAGCTAAAGAAAAAG